AGAGGAGGTTAAAAAAAATGGATGTATCAAAAATGACACATTTAACAGATTTGCCTTTAATCGGTAATTCAGAAAATACTTACTTATTTTCAGAATTATCTGAAAATAGCAAAATTAAAGCACTTGAGGAGATTAAAGATAATCTGAACCCTTGGGATTATGGAGGTGAAATTCCAACTAATTGTGAAATAATTAACGGGTTGATAATAAACGGCTGGTTGTTTAGTGATGCGGGTTATTTGGTAGATGTAATTTAATAGGTTTAACGCCGTTAATAAGTGCTTTTATCGACTTTAATGCCGTTAAGGTATAAGTTATTGATTAAAACAAAAAGACCGTTAAAACACAAAATAACGGTGCTAAAAGACTAATAGGAGGTACAAAAAAATGACATTGTTAGAAAGTATACAAAAGAGAATTGATAATTGCAATGATAAAGATGGTTGCGACTCAAAATGCAGTAAAAAAGAGCAAGAGCTTTGCGGACTACTAAGATTACATTCACATAGAATGGATTATTGTCGTGAAAAAAAATTACCCATAGAAAAATGGTAAGAATAGGAGATATAAAAATGGATAATAAAAGGCGAATATATCTAACATCATCTGATAAAACAGCATTTCTTAAATATGCAATGGATTTTATTAATAAAGATTATTATACTTATAAAATTAATAAAAAAGATATATCTAACTTGTTTGAAAGATATACTAAACATAATTGTTATATTAATTTTGCAAATGGTACTATATATTTATTAAATGAGTTTTACGGTCAGACTAATTCAATCTGTATAAATGGTAATATTATCAATGATAAGCAGGAAATATTAAATTATGAATGGAATGAATATTTAAAGGATGAACAAGGGTATATTCAAGATGTATTATATCTTAGTATATTCTGTGATATAATGCGAATAATAAGGGCTGGAATAGGCTTAAACAACAACGAATATGATTTAAAGATATATAATAAGTATTGCAGTAGATAAATTATCATACGACAAATATTATATCGTGTATTAAAATAAAAACATTGACAAATGGGATTTTTAAGTGTATACTATAAATAAAGTTAAAACAAAAGAAAAACTAATAGGAGGTTTTTAAAAATGGGCAACAGAGCAGTAATAACAGATGAAAGAAAAAAGGTAGGAATTTATTTACATTGGAATGGTGGGAGAGACAGTATTGAGGGTTTTTTGAAATATTGTAAAATGAAAGGTTATCGCAATGATGATTATGGTATGGCAAGGCTGGCGCAAACTATTTGTAACTATTTTGATGACGGGCTATCTTGTGGAGTTGATTTATTGGAGAATCTTGATTGTGATAACTGGGATAATGGAATGTATATCATTAATACAAGCACATGGGAAATAACGGGGCGTGAATACTTTAACGGAGTTGAACAAGACCGTTATACATTAAGCCAGATGCTAAAATCTATCAATGATTGTCAACCACAAAAAGTTAGAGTATGTGACAATGAAATCGATGAATTTTTAAAAAAAATTAATACAACATTATTTTGATTGTACTGAAATAAAAACATAAAAAAAACTTTGTCAAAAGGGGTTGACATTGGGAATAAAAAGGTGTAATATAAGGGTACAAGTTAAAGATAAAACGAACCAATAGGAGGTATTAATAATGAAAGAGAAAAAAATTGAAAATTGTCTAATGGATATTTTTTCAGAACTTGACGAGGTGGAGGGTATTGATAATTTTGGAACTGAAATAAATGATATAGAAAGTTTTGAAGAGGCTGGAATTTTAACAAAAGATAAAGGTGTTATACTTTATCTTGATGATGGTACAACGGTAGAACTGACTATTCAGGCTTATAAAAACGGAATGAGGTGTGAGTAAAAATGAAAAAAAGAATTATCGCACTATTGATAACAGCCGTTATATCAAGTAATGGTGGTACAGCTATTATATGTGGATATCACGCTGGAATAGCAGAAATTGAACAAGTAGACAAAACAAAGGGCGTATATACATATGAGGTTAATATGTATAACGAAGATAAGGGGCTTGTATTGATAACTAAAAAGCACTATAAAGAATCTGTTAATTATATAGCGGTGTATAAAAGAGATAAGATAGTAAAGATTGTAAGATACTAATAGGAGGTATAAGCAAATGACAATTAAAGATTTCAAAAATCTATACAAAGGTGACTATGATGTTATTGAGGTTTATAAGCCCAACGACACGGGAGAACATTTTCCTAATCATTTTCATACTGATAATTGTTCGGAAATATTCGATTATTCAGACAATTCAGAAATTAGTTTTGTTGAAGTGATGGATGAAGATGAATATAATCAGAGTATATGTGCTAATAGTAGTGAGTTATTCTCTGATTATTATACACAGGGAATTATAGTTTTATGTATGATGATGGAGGCGTAGAAGAATGAAAGTAGAAGAATTATTAAAAAAAATATCAGATAACAATAATATCAATATCATAAATATACATAATGGTGAGCCTTGGGATAATGATGATATTGTGGCAAATTATGACGGTAAAAATAGTATTGGGGTCAACTACTTTAATTATGACATTGTGAATTTTCACATTATGGGAGATACTGTAAATATATTTATTGACCAGTTAGTAACTGATAAGTTGATGACAACAATAGCTAGTTATATGGATGATGATGTGCGAGAAGAGTGCCATAGTGAGTTTGACTATGATTTGACTAATGAGGAGTGGTTGCAAAATTATATAAATTGTTGTTATCGTGGAATACCTGACGGCGACAAAGATTTTTTAGAAATAATGGATAATGAATTTAGTGGTGTAATGGAGGGGTTGGAGATATGGTAAAAAATGTAAATATAGAAAAACTTGTGCCTATGATGAATAGGGCTTTGAGGGCTGGAAAAGTTTTACAGTTAGAATATAACTTTCAGACCGATAAAATCAAGGTTCTAGAGGCAAAAATGAAGAGATTTGATAATGATTCAAAAGAATAAAGTTGATATATAAAGTTATATTATATGTTTTACTAATAGGAGGTAAAAAAATGAACAATAAAAAGGTATGGAAGAGTGAATATTTTTTCGGAAATAAGATAAGTAATTATGGCTTAGAGAATCACTTTGTGGATTACGGCACGTTAGCAAAAAGTTTTGATGCCGTATTATGCAATAATATTACAAAATTGTTTTATTGTGAAATAAGTGGTGAGTATTCGGAGGTTGAACTTGTTAACGGTTTGGATTGTGACGACGAATCAAATGAATATTATGATATTTTTCAGTATTTTATTATTGATAGTAATGGAGTAAACATTTTAAAAGAGTTTACAGATGAAATCGTATATTACATTGAGCCATTAGATATGTACGTTTGGGGCGTTACACATTTTGGAACTAATTGGAGTGATGTACTAACAGATATAAGAGTGGAGGTGTAAAAAAATGGTAGTAGATTTTAGGACAAAAGTAAACATGAACGGAAACCATTATTTTTTAAGAATAAATTTTGAAGGCAAATGCTTTACAAGGGAGCAAGACACAATACATTATGATGGTATTGTAGTAACAAAAAGAGACTATGACACATTGCATAGGATGTGCAAGGAATGGGAGTATACAGAATATTAAGATAAGTTAATCCTCCAAGTTACATAAATAAATAATAGTGTTATTGGTAAAAACTGGTAACACTATTATTTATATGCTGTGAAGAACATATGTTCTAATTTATTAATAAAAAGAACATATGTACTTTTTTTATTATAAACCCTTTTAGGTGATTTGTCAATACTTTTTTCAAAAAAAACGTGCCTTTATTTTAAGGTTTAACAGACTTTTTTAAAGGGCGTGAACACTTATATCAAACGAAAATAAAAGCCGTTAGAACGCCGTTTCGTGGCTTATAAGGGTATAGTTTTTTTGATTTTAGCGTATTTTGGGCTGTTTTGGGGTTTGATATTGTACTAAAAAAAATACATAAAAACTTGTTAGATTTTTGTTGACAACGGCGTTATCGTGTGCTATACTTAGTATATCAGTTAAAGATGATAACTAATTGGAGGTTATAAGAAAATGAAAAATCTAAACAAACTATTTGTAGAATGTATGAATGAGGTCGGTTCGATTGGAATCGATGTAGAACCTATAATAGATGTGTCGGTCAATTACAGGGCAAAAAGAAGATTTGGAGAAGCAAAGGGTTTTTACCAAAACGGCGTAAGAGTTCATACGATTAATATCTCCAGCGAAATACTAAGAGATGAGGCAAACACGAACGAGGTAAAAAATACCATAGTACACGAGATTCTACATTGTACTAAAGGCGGAAATGGTCATAAAGGTAATTGGGAAAAACTGGCAAACAAGGTAAATCGTGAATTAGGCTATCACATTTCTAGATGTTCCAGTTATGAATCTTTTGGGATTAAAAGACCAACGAGCGATAGAGAAAGAGAAAGTTATCAATATGAATTTAAGTGTCAGGGTTGCGGGCAAATAATCAGGAGGAAGAGACAAAGCAAATTTGTTAATAATTATAAAAATTATAGATGTGGTATTTGTGGCGGAAATTTTAACAGAATTTATTAAAAAAACACTTGACTTTAACTTGTTTATATGATAAGATATAAACAAGTTATGGATTAATTTATCAACAGGAAAAAATTGTACTTGAAAAAGTACAATTTTTTTTATGATAAAACACTTGACAAAACGAATTTTTTGTGTTATAATGAAGTGAACGCTAAAATAAATTGATAAATTTTTAACAGGTTAAATTGTCAGAATATTCAAAATAGTAGAACTTTATTTATTTTCTAAAAAAGTGTTGACAAAAACTTTAATGTAGTGTATTATAATAGTATCAAAAGAAAACAAATGTAATTAATAGGAGGTTACAAAAAAAATATGATGAGTGTTCAGGAGGCAAGAAAATGCAAATATTAAGAGGAACCAAAAGAGAAAATACGATGATGGAGTGGAACGAGGTTCTTAAAAAAGCTGAAAAGAAACTTGCTGATAGCAAAAAGTGCTATGAGCTATACGGAGATGAAGATAGTAAAGCGTGGATTGCGCAAGACGAAGAAGATGTTAAAAAAATAATGAAACAAATAGAGGAAGTCACAAGGTTTATGGATGAACACAACATTAAGTAAGTAACTTGAATGTAGTGGTATATTATAATAGTATCAAAAGAAAACAAATGTAATTAATAGGAGGTTACAAAATGATTAAAAGAAAAAATGTAGAATGTGAAAAATATTACGAGGCTTGCAAAATGGGACTCATCACAAAAGATGAGGCTGTAGGAACAATAGCAAAAATAATATTAAATTTGGAAAATACTAATAATCCATTTAATGGAGGCGCAAAAATAAGATATTATGCCAACAAAATTAACGCAATTAAAATTAGATAGGAGGTACAAAAAAATGGCAACTACAAACAAAATATTAATATTAGAAGCAAAATTGGAAAATGGTATTGATTTTGATACAATAGTTAATACTTATCCAGCTTGGAAACGAGCTGGGTATATGGTAAAACATGGAGAAAAAGCAAGATTTATTACCAAAATATGGAAACCTTGTAAAAGGAAAAACAAGGAAACTGGGAAAGATGAAAAAAAACTTTACCTTGTAAATGCTGGATTCTTTACAAAGGAACAATGCGAAAAAATTAAATAAGGGTTAATAGCCCTTATTTTTTATGTGAAAATCATGTATTAGTGTTGTAAGGCTTGAAATTAAGGTTTAACGGGCTTTAATTCCATTTAGATATAAGTATTCAATAAGTCAAATAAAATCCATTACAAGTCAATTCTGGGCTTTATATTTCACATTATCCAACAAAAAAACCTGAAAAACTTTTAAGAAATGTGTTGACAAATTGCTTTTTCTGGTGTATACTATAGATAATAAAACAAAGGAAATCGAGATCGCTTTGAATGGAGGCAATCCTATAAGCTACAGAAGGAAGATGCGGAGATTTTGTCCACCGAGGTTGCAAATCGTACTTTCACACGCTAAAGTAATAAAGGATTAAAGCGTATGTATCGCTGGGAGTGTATATTTTCTGAATAATGCTTAATCATGCCAAAACATCATATGGTTCTACAGGGCTTTATTTTCGTTTCTAACGGGTTTTATTTGATTCAAGGTATAGTTTATCATATAAGCCATTTAATCCTTATATGGCTTTAAAAACAGCCTTATACGGCTTGAATTTTTCCTACATTTTGCAAGAATCATGCCAACTTTTTGATTTTGCATAATATACACAAAAATAAATATTATACATTTATTAGTTTTATTGTTGGTATATCCAACAATATCGCATATACCCTTGTAAAGCCCAAAATTAAGGCGTGACAGGTTTTAATGGCGCAATGATATAAATATCAATGCGTATAACTAAAGTCGTTTAGAACGGCAATCAGCCGCTTTAGTCTGATAAAGTGTTAAAGTATAACGAGGGTATCAATTATGTATACAAAATGTACCATATTCTTACAATAATTGTATCAAAATAAAAACATAATTATTTTCATTATTTCTATTGACAATGGCTGGAACTGTGATATAATATAGGTATAAATTAAATAAAAAGCCTCACGGTTTAATCGAAAAATCGTGTTGTATGGAATGACAAACAATGGGAGTTTAAAGCCGCAAACATCCAAGTTGCAAAAAAATAAATTGTAAGTAACTGGAAGTTTTGGTAAAAATTCCCATTTTTTTGTAGGCTGGAAAATTCTGACATTTTTGGGAATAATTGGAAATTGTCAGAATAGTACGAATTATCTGAAAATGAATATATATACATTTCTAAATATTCTGATAATTCAACCCCCAAATTTTTTCTGAGGTAATCGTGCGCCCAAAATACCCCCACGAGGTAAAAAGATTTTGAAAAAAATAAAATTAAAAAAATGTTTTAAAAAAAACAATTTGATTAAAAATAAAAAAAATAAATTTAAAAAGATTTTAATTAAATTATTTTTTTATAAAATTAAATTAAATTAAAGAAAACGATTCTTAAACCAAATCGAAGAAAAGATATGTTTTAAACGATTTAATTCCTTTAATGAATAACTACTCAATAATGGTAGGAAAGTCGAAAAACTTATGCCTGAATCCAAATTTCGCCCTTAAATCCTACCTATAGAATGGTATGAATATGGCAACTGGCGACTAACTGAAGAAAATTCAGCCTAAACCACAAAAAATAGTTGACAAATATTATATTATATGTTAAGGTATATGGTATCAAGGAGGTATAGAAATGAAGAACACGAAAGCAATTGATAAGATAATTTCCGAATTGGCGATGCAAGACTATTTAAGGTCAAATCCTGTTGGCGCAAATGGTCTTAAAAAGAACAAAAAGATAAAACCATATTCATTGTCGCCAGACACTAATGATGCACGGCAGGTCAAAATTGATTATGTTGGTGACAGGATTACAGAAGAAGAGTATAAGGCATGGTGCTTAAGGTGGAACTTGAATCACGGCAGTTTGCCTAGTAAACTTTGATTTTAATTTTGAACTTTAATTTTACATTTAAAATTAAAAAAAAATGAAATCTAAAAATAAAAAATGAAAACGAAATTTAAAAATCAAAATTGAAAATCGTTTTTGAAAATGAAAACCAAAAATAAGAAAGGAAAACGAAAATGGATAAGGAAATCAGAAAAATAATAACCAAAAGAAACGGTACAAGAAGTGTAATCACTACACTATATGGTACAAAAAATAAGAAAAGTGTAAAATTAGCAACTGGACGGGCAACTTGTTGTAAGAGTGATGTGTTCGATTTTAACAAAGGTGCGGAATTGTCAAAAAATAGGGCGATTGCCAAGTATGAAGATATTTCAGAAGGTGATTATGTGGAGGTAATTAATCCAGCTATGATATATTCTAGATATACTGATTGGGTATTACATAATATACCTGATAAGGCGGTTATGTACGCATATGGTCATAAACCAGGAATGGGTAGCGAATATAAAGTTATAAAAATTGCGCAACATAGAAGATACGATAAAACTATTTATGCTATTGAAAGCACAGACGGTTATGGAGTATATCTTATAGATAAAGCGGGAATTAAAAAATATGCGAATACAGAAATGTGTACGTGTTAGGATGGTTTAGGTTATGTTAATATATTTTCTACTTATAACAGGAATTATTTGTAGCATATTTGCATTTTCTTGTTGACAAATATCATATTATATGTTAAGATATATATATCAAAACAAAGGAGGACAATAAAATGTTAGAAAGATTCTTGAATGAAAAAATTAATAGACACGGCAATAGGTTAGATGAAGATACAAAAGTGGCTTACAGATTTGATATAGGACAGTTTATGGAATATGTTGGCAAGAACGAATCTGAAATCACATATAATGATATAAGTGAATGGTTCGGACATTATCGTGAACAGTATTCAACCGCAACTATGTCAAGAAAAATAATGGCATTGAAGTCATATTTTAAATGGTTGACAGCTATTGGATATATAAGCGAAAATCCCATAGAGAACTTTCAGACATTTACACCGAAATCTAAAGAAAAAGTCCCACTAACTGTAGATGAAGTAAACGCTATAATTAGACAGGGGAAAAATTCAAGGGATAAGGCAATTGTTCAGACTTTAGCGAGTACGGGTATTCGTGTTAGCGAATTGATAGATATGAAATTATCCGACCTTGACAGCGAAACTGTTGTCATACACGGGAAGGGCGACAAGGATAGAGTTATATCTGTATCGAATAAAACGAGAGGCTTTATAAAAGAGTATCTCAAAAGTAGAAAAAATTGTGATATTGATAACATTTTCGTATCAAACAATGGTACAGAAATGAAGGAGAAAACTATCAACAAGACATTGAAAGCACTGGCTAAAAGGGCTGGAATAGAAGATTGGAAAGCGGTTTCGCCCCATTTATTCAGATGTACCTATGCTTCATTATTAGCAGAAAATAACGTACCAATTCCAACGGTTCAAAAGATATTAGGACATAGCAGGATTGAAACAACTATGAGATATATAAAAACTAATAATACACAGGTAGTTAATGCTATGAATATAGATTTATATTAAGGAGCAGATATGGCGGTTGTGAACAATAGTCGTGTTTTTAATGGGAATGTATGCGAAGGGAGATAAATAAATGAAATACACATTAGTATCTGTAACGGATAAAAATAATAATCCAAAAGGTGATAAAGATGGTTGTCATTATTCAACAAGAATAGGACAAGAATATAACCTTGACAGATTAAAGATTGGAGTGCCATATTATTTCAACTCTAAAAGCGAAAATGATACGGGATTAATTACCAGTATGGTAGTTGATATTGATTTGGAAAACGAAATGGTTTTTGAAACATTAAACACTATATACCATTTCAAGAGATAGGAGTGATTTTATCAAGATTAATAGACATACAAGGAAAATGATTGCAATAATAGCATCAGGAGTGATGTTTGCAAGTGTAATATTTACATTAACATATACTATTAATAAGCAAATAACAAATATAGATAACGAATTATCAAAAACGCAAACGGAATTACAACATCAAAGGGATGAAAGTAAGTTGGTATATTCAGAGTTAAACGATATACAAAAGCAGATAAAAAAGACTGGAACTGCTAAAAATTATACTACTAAAGAACTAATAGTTATAGTTGCGAAAAAAGTTGGTATAAATCCTAAACTGGCGGTTGCAATATCAAGGTTGGAAACTGGTAATTTTACTAGTGCTATGTATAAACAGAATAATAATGTGGGCGGTATGCGAAACGGTAACGGCTGGATTTATTATAGTAGTACGCTTTCGGGCGTAAATGCGTTTATATTGTGTCTTAAAGAAAACTATTATGATGAAGGATTAACGACCCCCGAAGCAATGCAATCTAAATATTGTCCCGATAATAGTGGGTGGGCGAGCAAAGTTAGGGCGTTAATGGCAGAGGAATAAAAGGAGAAAGAATATGGAAACTTGGTGTGTAATACTTGTGGTACTATATTTTATTATTGGAGTAATCGGTGTCACACAAGAAATTTCTAAAATATCTTGTAGTTGGTTATATTATTGGTCTTTATATATTGTGGGTGGAATATTTTTGTCTACAATAGTTAGAGGCTAAAGAAGGGATAAATTAATGAAGTTTGAGAATACGCGAATATTTAATTTCGAGGGAGCATTGCGTGGTATGCGTAATCCTATGAATAGTTGGGATAAAAGTGATAGCGAGTTCAATGGAGATTGTGAACAATGTGATAACGACCAATGTAATAAATGTTATAATGGTGTTATTATTGGCGATAATGATATGACGCTTGCTAAGAAATTAATCAATGCTGGTTCAGAACACAGAAAGTTTCTAAGGCAGATTATGGTGAGCGTAGATATTACCGCCCCGTTATATTATTGGAAAGAATTTGATACTTACAAAGTGGGAACAACGGCTAATAGTACAAGCACGATGCACAAACTATCGACTACACCTATCACATTAGATTGCTTTGAAACAGACGATTTTGAAGGTGATTTACCTATAGGCATAGACCTTACAGATATAGGTATGTTAGCAAAGGATAATATTTGTTATTTAGAACTAATACGTAAAACATATCTTGAAACACAAGACAAAAGATATTGGAAAGAACTAATAAGATGGTTACCAGAATCTTGGCTACAAACAAGAACTATTACTATGAGTTATGAGAATGTATATCATATCTACAGCCAGCGACAAAATCACAAACTGACCGAATGGCATCAATTTTGTGATTGGTGCGAAACACTACCATATTTTAAAGAATTTTTCTTGTAATTTTTTAAAATTTATGGTGTCTTAATTACAAAAAATATTGTATAATATAGTAGGGAGGTGGTAATATGTCAAAGAAACAGGATAATGTAGACAAGGTAGTCAATTATTATCAAAATGAATTGAAGCGTAATTATGTCAAAGCCCTATCACAAGGGTATTGTTTGGCATTAAAAGACTTGATTAGTATGAGCGAGTCTGATACTGATTTGGTTGAATGGTGTAAGAAAGAACTGGGGTTACGCAAGAATTTTGATAAGGGTGTTGACGGTATTTACGACAAAAAGGAGAAAAAGAATGAAACTTAACAAAACACTTGATTTAATGTGTAGTGAAGATTATAAGGATAGGTTCAAGGCGGAATATTATCAGTTGGAAAACAGATGCGTTGGTCTTGAACAAATGCTTATTAAATATCAGGATGGAACTTTACCATTTACACCAAATTGCAGTTACGACCTTTTGAACGGACAGTTAAAGGCTATGGAAGTATATCAGTCTTATTTGGACGAAAGGGCTGTAATAGAAGGGGTGGAACTATAATGAGAAACACTAAGCCGTGGCGTGGATATGTTAGTAAGGATATTTGTAAAGGACATTCAATGGGATATATGTCTAAAAATCGCAAACATATATCGTTAGAGGAAAGATATGGTAAATGGGAGACAAACCCTTATAACACAAATAAGGAGGATGCAAATGATAAAGTCGAGTAGAGAATTTACCGACATATGCAAAAGTGAAGTCCGTCATTACCTACATGATATATGGGGCAATGAAAAGAAAGACTGCGATGTATATGTTGTTTGGTTGTGTAAGACATTACAGAATCAGAAAGCATTGTTAAGTACAGACATTCCAGACCAAGTGTATTATGAATTTACATACAACGGCGATAAAAACGAATTATATATGGATGTCTATGGTAAACTTATAAATAAATGTATAGAGATAGGAGATTAGAATATTAATGAAAATAATGTATGATGTTGACGGAAAAAGTTTTGAAAACAAAGAAGATGCTTTGAAGTTTGAAAAAGAAAAGAAAGAAAAGGAAGAAGCAGAAAAGAAAAAATCGGCTGAAAAGAAAGACAGAATTGCTGAAATCGAAAAAAAGGAAAGGGAATTGAATAATTTGAAGGAAAAATTCTTGGACGATTATGGGTATTGGAATGGATTTATACCAGTATCAACAGCGATGGAAAGATTTTTTGATATAATTTAAGGAGGTAGATAATATGGGGATTCCTGTTCTTATAATGGGTGAAAGTGGTAGTGGAAAAACTACCAGTCTAAGAAATTTTGGTGCTAATGATATTACATTTCTAAATGTAAGTTCAAAACTATTACCGTTTAAGGGTAAATTTACTATTAATAAGCGTGGTGCAACATATGTAGATATAGCCAACGCCTTAAACGGTAAATATACTAATACATATGTGATAGATGACGCGAATTATCTTATGTGTTTCGAGTCTTTTGATAAAGCAAAAGAAACAGGATATGGTAAATTCACAGATATGGCGAAGAATTTTTATGATATGTTGAAATATATTATAAATAATACTCCAGATGATACAATAGTATATTTGTTGGCACACACCGAACAAAGCGAGGTTACTGGTAAGATAAAGATGAAAACTATTGGAAAGATGCTTGACTCCCAGTTAACGGTAGAGGGACTTTTTGACATAGTTTTGTTGGCAACAGCAGATAATGGTAAGTTTAGATTTATTACACATTCTGACGGCACAAATACCGCCAAATCACCTATGGGGATGTTTGAAAACAATGATATAGACAACGACCTAAAAATGGTGGATGATACTATTAGAGAGTATTGGTCTTTACCGCCAAAACGAGGGTATGTTGCCAAGAAAACATCAACCGTTACCCCTAAATCTAAAACAGTTTAAATAAAATAAAGGAGAAATGAATATATGAAAAATATTAACAAGAAGTTGGAACTTGCACAGGAATATACCGAATTTGAAAAACCTAAAGCAGGTGGATATGTTTGTATTATTACTGGGGTAGAAGATGTACCAGATAGAGAATACCTAAAGGTATATTACGATATTGCAGATGGAGAATTTAAGGGATATTATACCGACCTTAAAAAGAGGATGGGTTGGGATATGCCATATTTCTTCAAGTCTTATAAAGACACCGCAATGTTGTTCTTTAAGGGTTTTGTTACTAGCATAGAGGAAACCAATAAAGGATTTAAGTGGGACGGAGAAACCGAATCTATGTTTGTTAAGAAAGGTATCGGATTGGTATTCGGGGAGGAACTTTATACTAATTCAAAGGGTGAATCTAAGAAGAAACTAGTAGTTGATTCTGTTCATTCAGCCAATGCTATTAGAAATGGCGATTTCAAAATTCCAGAAATAAAAGATTCAAGAAAAATAGGCGTTCCAGATTCGGCTAATCCATTTAGTGTAAACACCGACACGACTGGGACATCAGAGACAGAACAGTCGTTCTATAATGCTACAACAATGGAAACACCAGAACCAACCGTAGAAGAAACACCAGTATCAGAGCCATCGCCTGTAGAGGTGGGCGAGGATTGTCCGTTTTAATAATCGAATAGATTGTGTAGGAACGATTTATGAACTATCACTTACTATTGCCCGAAACAACGATATACCATATATCAAAGGGGCAATAGTAGTGAAAACTGGCAATAAATACATAAGATTTTACATAAATACACCAAAATATAATCGCTTAGAATATTATACTATTCTCGAAACATTAGGTGTGCCTTACGAAGTAATACGAAAGTGTGATGAAGATAAATATTATATGTATGAAAAGCCAGCGATGTGCGAATTAGAAGGGTTGATTAATGGTTGGAAATTAAGTACATTATATCCAACAAGGGTATATTTGACCGCTACCCTAACTTCATATGGTTATAAGATGCACCATATTTCAAGGGTAGATAATAAAGATAAAGATGTTCTTTCATTTAATATAGATGGGTCGCCTTACGATACTGATAGATTTATTCTTCCGAGTATCGAGGATATATTAGAAATAGAATGTGATAAAGGATTTAAAAAGGATAAATATGGCAGATACCAGCTTTCCGTTGCCTATATGGGGAATGAGTGTAACAATGAAAGAATATATGACATAAGGCGACCTCATTTGATTATTAAGGATATTACTAAAGTTGGTCAATATCCTAAGAAACTAATAGATGATATTGTAATATTAAGGGGGTAGGATTAAAGTGTGTATTGTTAATCTACTCCCTTATATTGTTAAAGGCGGTGAAATAAATGACAATCGTTAAGTGCAGATATTGTCATAAAGAAATAGATAAAGAGACAGCGTATAGCCCAGCAAAAGGAAGATATTACTGTAATGAAGAACACTATCTAAAACACGAAGGTAAGAAACAAAAAGACCGTGAAAACTATATGAATATAAAATATGGCAAAAAGACACCGATTCAAAATGCCGAATCAGACCGATTGGTGGAATACTTACAGAACACAATAGGCGAAATAAATGAGCCAATGATAAGAAAGCAGATAACTAAATTAATAAATAGCGGGCATACATATAAAGGCATAGAATTAACAGTCGATTATATTATTAAAATAAAGTTGTTGACAATCGAACCGAAGTATGGTATTATATATTTAGTCGAAAAATACTACAACGAAACTAAAGGATATTGGATAAAAAAACAAAGGATTAAGAAAAGTGTGGGCGGTCACATATTTGACAGTAAAACAAACGTGGTTGTGGTAAAAAAAAGAAACGACAAAATTAAAGGGAAGTTAAAAACGGAGGAATTTTAAATGTATATATTAGTATCACAAGGAATCGTTATATATACTACAGATAAGCTAGCTGATGCGCTGGAAAGAAAAAATAAATGGAATGAGGATTATTTAAAGTATAAAAGAAGGTCTTTCGAAGCAGACAATAGTGTTCAGTTATATATAGAGAACGAAATATAGAATTAAAGGAGAAAATAATGACACTAAAAGAACTATATAATAAAGCAGACTATAAAGACGAATTAGGTATGTGCTTTAAAGGTGATTGCTTAGATATTATGAAAAATATTCCTGATAATAGTGTTGATATGATATTGACAGACCCACCATATAAAAATGAAAATCATGGTGGTGGACAAACTGAATTAGCTCAAAGGAAACTTGTAAAAGATTTGCACATAGATTTTATAAGTAATGGATTCAATTATGAAGAAATATTTACTCAAATGTTAAGAATATGTAAAATTCCGAATTTCTTTATATTTTGTTCAAATAAACAAATTTCTACCATTATGGGATATTTTGAATCAAAAAAATTATCCACAACTTTATTAGTATGGAACAAAACTAATCCAGCACCATTATGTAATGGTAAATATTTATCAGATTGCGAATTTATTGTATATGTTCGTGGGAAGGGAGCGACTTTTAATAATAATACACCTTTTGATTATAAAAAGAAATGTTTTATTAGTTCAATCGTTCCTAATAAAACAAGGTTTCATCCAACCGAAAAACCCATTGATTTATTAACTCAATATATATTATTACATTCAAATAAAAATAGTGTAATAATAGACCCATTTATGGGTTCAGGTTCGACTTGTGTGGCTTGTAAGAATACTAATCGTAGATATATAGGTATAGAACTTGATAAAAAATATTTTGATATAGCAGTTGAAAGGATAAAAAATATATGATAGTAGCAAATGTAGCCAATAGTGGTAACGATGAATTTTATACACCATTATATGCAATAGAACCAATAGCAAAATATATAAAACCCAATTCAACTTATGTTTAATATAGGAGATACAGTATGGGTGGTAAGCCAAAGTTTTGCCCAGCACTAGTAATCAAGGCGAATTTCGGGATGAAAATATATTAATTACAATAGGAGAGGATAATGGATATGAAATTGATATATAATAATAAAGAATTTCATTTGTTCTTGTATGATACTGACGAGGTCGAACGTGAATATATGTGTTGTTCATTTCTTGATACATTAGAAGCAATCAACAGGGGAGACCCATACATATATACATATAGTGTGGCTTGTTTAAATGCTTACCTATTCGATTTGGAATACAGGGTTTTTGTGTGGTATGATAAGACTAACTGCGAAGAACTAAGAGAACAGACACAATGTGCAAATATCATTAAACAATGTATTGATTCAATAGGAGAATATGGCAAACCATTGAATCAAGACAAACTAAGTTAGGAGGATAAGTATGAATGTTATATAGTGAAAATTCGGCGTTAATGGTGCTAGGTCATTTATTAAATAGACCAACACTATTATTAAGTGACAAATATAAAATCGAACCAACTGATTTTGAACCTAATGAGTTTAACAGGATTATGTTTTGGGCAATAAGAAATGTAACAAGTCAAGGAGTCAATGAACTTGATGAAGTCAGTATTGATATGTTCTTGCAATGTGATGAAGCAAGATATACTGTCGCCAAACAAAATAATTTTATGGAATTTGTTAGGTCAGCTAAAGAACTTGCTAGTGTAGATGATTTTGACTATCATTATAATGTATTAAAAAAATACGCATTATTAAGATATTACAAATCAAAAGGATTCAATATTACACAATTCTATAATGAAGATTTTGACGATAGAGAAAAATTAGAAAAATTTGAACTAGAAGATATTGTAAAATATTACGACAAAATTCAAGCACAGGCGAAAAAAGAATACTTAGTAGATAGTGATATTGAAGAAGTTAAAGCTGGCTATAAAATGCACGAAATTGTTGAAGAGTTTACTAAAACGCCTATGGTTGGTGCTAGTACACTAAGTCAGTATTATAACGCAATAACAAGGGGATTAATTAAGGGACAATTCAATGTAATATCGTGCGGTTCAGGAATGGGAAAATCAACATGGGCTATTGGCAATATGGCTTTAATTGGTTGTCCTATTTTATACAATAAATATACAAAAGAATGGCAAAAGAACCCTTATTATGTGAATGAAGGAATCCTATATATGGATTATGAACAAAATCAACTATATGAAACATCACCAAAACTGATTGCCAGCATATCTAAAGTACCGACCACACACATATTAAATGGAACATACTATGATGATGAAAGGGAGCGTGTGGACAAGGCTATAGACATACTGAACGAAAGTAATATATATATGGTTAATATGCCTAATTTCACTTTAGCGACAGTAGAGGCTTATGTTCAAGATTATGTGCTAAATCATAATATAGGTTATTTATGGTTTGATTATATTAGTTCGCAAGCATCTGTAAGTGGTGAAGTTGCTATGAAAAATAAAGTAACTACAAGAGATGATATGGTATTAGCAACAATGAGTTCGTTCCTTAAGGATATGGCGACTAAATATAATATATCGGTTAGTTCATTTACACAGGTTAATGCCAATGTATATCAACAAAAGCAAATGGATTCTGGGTGTATTGCAGGGTCGAGAAGCGTGGTGAATAAGTGCGATTATGCAAGTATATTAATGCCATTAAGACCAGACGAACAGGATATTGCACAGATAATGATAGATGAACAAAGGCAGAATGGTAAGAAAGAAATAATATATCCAAATAGAATACTGCACGTATATAAGGTTAGATTTGGAAGTCACGAACAAGGGGCTAAAGTATGGATAAATCTTGATTTGTCTACGGGAGATGTGGCTGATTGTTGGGTGACAAACAAAGATAATGAACCTTATGAGATGGAAAAATTAGATTTAAGGATGGGCTAATATGAAGAAAAAATATATGACTAATCGTTCGATAGTAGTAGATAATAAGGTGTATAACGCCAGTATTTATAAGGATTGGCAAGACGAACAAGTAACCTTTTACGGCACAATAGATAATACTTTAGGCGACTTAGTAGTGTTTGAAAGCGATGCATTACAAGGTATTAACAAAGCATTTGAAGAAGCGGTGCGAGATTATTTGGCAACACGAAAAATAATAGATAAATAACTAATAAAGAAAGGCTAACATATGGCAAAAGCAATTAAAACCCCTTACCTAAAATTTATAGGTCATAATTCTAATGATGTTACTGGGTCTTGTATCTTACTAAGATTCTTTGATAAGACCATCCTTATAGATTATGGTCTTTTTCAGAACAATGATGACGACCTTGACTATAAAATAAACAGTACAAGACACAAGGACATAAAGCCAAAACAAATAGATGCAATTATCATCACACATCCAAGTCACATAGACCACGGTGGCTTAGTTCCAGCGTTATTCAAAGACGGGGCAAATTGCCCAGTATATATACCAAAGGGTATTAAAGGAATATATAGTTTAATGTTACAGGATTGTGTTAAGATATTCGGTCAAGATAGTATTAAGAATAATAGACAACCAATATACACACAAGATGATGTGGATAATATGTTAAATCATATTATTGAATGTGAAGTACACGATAAAACTAAGATAGATAATAACATATCGTTTACTTATTACAACGCTGAGCATATACCAAAGGCAAGACAGGTTGTAGTTGAACTATTTGATGGTGTCAATATTAAAAGGGTGGGGTTTACTGGTGATATAAGCCATAAACCACAACAGTATTATATCAGTGAATTTGAGCCTATAAATGAACACTTAGATGTATTGGTGGGCGAATGTACTTATGGTGGTGGTAAAAGGATGAATAAAATTAAAGACCGCAGTAAGGATATTGACAAACTAAAAATGGCTATTGATTTTGCGATAGAACATAAATCTAAAATACTAATACCGACATTCGCCAATAGCAGATTGCAAGAAATGTTAACCACTATATATGATATGTATAGCGAGAATCCGCCTATAAGGGTGCTAATATACACACCATTGGGTGAATCTATATCACACGAATGGGAAAATGTTATTGACAAAAATAAGGAACTATGGTATGATATAAAGAAATGGGATAAGAAATTATTCATTCACGACTTTAAAGACATAGAATATTTTGGAAATTCAAGTGATTATCCGCTACTTATACTATCGAGTGGAGGATTCCTTAAATCTGGCGGTGCTATGGCGTGGCTTAAATATATAATGCCCGACCCCAAATCATATATGGTATTTTGTGGGTATGCAACACCAGAATCCAACGCTGGTAAAATGAAAAGTGGCGAACTAAAGGAAATAAAGATAGATAAAAAGGTCGTAAAGAATAAATGTAAGGTATTGATACTTAATAGTTTTTCAAGCCATATGGATAAAAAGCAATTGCTTGATTACTATACTAAACTATCATATAACAAGATTTGCCTTGTTCACGGTAATCAAGACGACAAGATAGGATTTTCAAAGGAACTAAAAAAGAGATTGTCTAAGGCAAATAAAACAAGTAAAGTTATAGCAACTAATTATGAAACGAAGGTGAATATTTAATGGTAGCAGTAGAAACGGTATTACAGATAAGGATTTTGAATATGTCGCCTAAAGAAATCAAAGATGAAGATACAATGGTTGAGGCATATAAACGATGTAATGATAGAAGTGCGGAAATATCAAATGATATTAGTGATATGATATTTAATAAATATTGTAATCCCGACACAGATGCGATAACCACCGAGGTTATGAAAGTGCAACCATTAACAAGAGAAGATGTGATGGAAAATTATGAGGTGATATTATGAGAGCGATAGAAACACACGGACACAACATCAATATTCAAACAATGTTTATTACAACCGATGGTCAAAACTTTAGAGACCCAGATAAAGCAAAAAGGTGGCAATCTAAACTTGATTACGATGAATTTTTATTGTACGATGAGGTATTAATAGGTAACAAAACTTTTATTAAAATATATGACAAAGACCACCTAAATGTATTAATAGATTATTTGCGTTATTATTTAGGATTCACATCGGTATATAGCGATTATAGCAATTTAACATATCCTATAAGTACATATTATATTTTGAATGATAAGAAGTTTAAGGTAAAATGTTAGACATTAAAGCATTAAAAGAAACACTAACTTTGGACGACTATGAGAAAGTATTTGACGAGTTAGGTATACCAGTTGTATCAAGAAGCAATGATGTGTGGATGTTAAAATCCATGTGTCATTGCATATCCCCAGACGATTGTGACGCAAATCTTGCATTTTATACCAATACATATACGCTAACTTGTTTTTCTCATGGTTGTTTAAGTGGTGGGGATGTATTTGAATTAGTAAAGATAAGACAGCAACTATTCAATCCCGATTATACATTCTTCGATTCGGTTATTTTCGTTTTAGATACATTAGGTTTAAACAGCGATAATTACCAATCTAAGACTATACAATCCAGTTGGCACAAAATAGTAGCGAAATATCGCCATAATTTCACAAAAAATGAGCGAATTGTATATGATGATAATATTCTAAAAGGATTTCCTAAGATGTACTATCAGGGTTGGATTGATGAAGGGATTTGTAACGATTCATTAAAGAAATTTCTGGTGGCATACTATCCCACCAAAGATTGTATTATATTGCCTTGTCGTGATATTAAAGGTGATTTGGTGGGTATTCGTGGCAGATATTTTTATGGGGATAATGGAAAATATCGCCCCGTTAAGTTATTAAATGGAACTATATATAATTTTCCAACGAGTGCTTATATGTATGGGGAATATGAAAACGCTAAAAGTATATCACAAAAGAAAAAGGCTATATTAGTAGAGGGTGAAAAGTCCGTACTTAAATCAGATAGTTGGTATGGGAATAATTCAATTGCCCTTGCATTATATGGCAGTAATGTAAGTAGCATTAAAATAAAAACACTATTGTCAATGGGTGTGGATGAAGTAACCATTGGTATTGATTATGACTACCAAGACCCCCAAGATGCAGAATCACAGGAATATCGAAAGAAAGTAATGAAAACCGCCAGTATGCTTAAGCCTTATTTTAGAGTAAATGTGATGTTTAACGATAAATTTCAAGGGTATAAATATTCGCCCTTTGATTTTACCAAAGAGCAATTTGAATATTTATATAAAAATAGGGTTGACTTATAGGGTGAATTGTGATATTATATTATATAAAGAGGTGATATTATGTTTATAGTAGGATTATTAATATATATATTAGGATATGGGGCTTTAGTAGGCGTTATTTGGTTGATTTGTGGTAAGTGGTGTGGTATTGCCGTGTTATGTGGTATACTGATAATGTTATGGTGTGAAGCGAAAAGCGGTGTTAAGACTAAAGCCCCGCCAAATGTTACATTTACTAATACAGACACAACGCCCAACAATGAAGATTTAGGATATTGCAACAGAGCCGATAATAATGTCGGTGGATTTAATAAATGGAGGTAAAATGAATTTTTATATAGCAGATACACACTTCGGACATAATAATATTATCCAGTTAGATAACCGCCCTTTTTTGGATATGATAGAAATGGAAGGCGAAATGGTAAGAAGGTGGAACGATGTAGTTGGCAAAAAGGATGATGTGTATATATTAGGTGACTTTTGCTGGAGTACCAAACCCGATGATTGGAATGATATTTGTGACAAACTTAACGGCAACAAACATTTGATTTTGGGCAACCACGATATTAAAAAGATGCCAGTTAAGGCAGAGTCTAATTTCGTAGAAATAACATCATATAAAGAGATAAATGATTGTAAAAGAATGATAATGATGTCACATTATCCTATGCCATTCTATAATCACGACCACTACCCTAATGCGGTTATGTTGTATGGACACGTTCATGTAACATTAGAACAAAAGATGATGGACGAAATAACCGATTATATAAAAGAAAATTATCCTAATAACTATTGCAAAACAATAAATGTGGGGTGTATGATGCCGTGGATGGATTACACGCCGAGAACTATATCAGAACTATTAATAAATAGAAAGATGGTGTAAACAAAATGAGAGATATTAAAAGAATAGAACCGTTCCTTAAAGATATAGAAAAGGTTTGGAAAAAACATCCCGACCTAAGATTTATGCAAATGATAAATAATGTTATGGCTAGTTATAGAAGTGATTTATTTTTTATAGAAGAAGAAGATTTTATAAAGATGTTGAAGGGATATTACGGTGAAGATTAATACATTATTCGCCTCAAATTCAAGGGTTACATTAACAGAATATTTGCATAAATGTGGTATACAAGATATAGACGAATATATCGACCATAGTTTTGAACATATAGAAGATTGTGAAAATTATGACAAAATGGGGTTGGGGTTCAATATATTATTCCAAATAATGGCGGATTCTGATAAGGCTATATATATCATTAGTGATTCGGATGCAGATGGCGTAACAAGTAGTGTTATAGCATATTTATATCTAAAACACTTAGGATATACCAAAGATAATGTAAGAGTGCTATTTCATAAAGGCAAACAACACGGATTGTCCGATGATGTATATAACGAAATTAAGGACGATTGCGGAATGTTGTGGATTCCCGATGCTGGAACTAATGATGTTGATAGATGCAAAGAACTGTTCGATAATGGTGTCCATATATTAATCACAGACCATCATCAAAAGAATGTTGATAATCCTTATGCCGTGATTATAAACAACCAAGTGTCTCCTAATGTAACTAATAAAGATTTGGCTGGAGTGGGAGTGACGTTCAAATTCATAGAATATTGTTGTCGCCATAGTGGTGATAATTTCTACCAAACCTTAATAGACTTAGTGTCATTAGGGAATCTAAGCGATGTTATGGATATGAGGTCTTTGGAAAATCGTGCATTTAATGTATGGGGATTAGAACACATAATCAATCCTTTCTTAAAAAAACTATGCGAGAGGAAAATAAAAAACTCCCCAATCACACCAACGGATATAGTATGGAATGTAACGCCGTTGATAAATAGCGTGTGTCGTAGTGATAATCAACAACTGAAAAAGGCCATGTTCGATTGTTTTGTAATCAACAGGAACGATTATGATGATGTTATAGGGCAAATGAACAACCAACACGATAAACAATCAAGATATGTTAAGAAGATGTATGATGACATCATAAAAATGACAAAACCCAATGACGATAAAGTTATGATATTAGAAACAAAAGACACACCATATACTGGGTTAGTTGCCAATAAATTAAGGGATTATTACGGTAAACCAGTATTACTGGTTCATAAAGATAACAACGAATATATTGGTTCTTGTCGGTCTTATACAGATATGTTGACGCCGTTAAAGAATAGTGGTTTAATGACCATATGTGCTGGGCATAATGAAGCATTTGGTGTCGGATTTATGGAAAGTGATTTGAAGGCATTAAAAGATAAATGTGAAGCGTTTGATATAGATGAAGCTCCAATAGATGTGGTACAATCCTATACGCCAAATGCTATCCCTAATAGGTTATTTACCGAGTTTGATGGTATGGATGACTTGTGGGGTGAGGGAATATCAGAACCATTGTTTTATATACATGACATACAAATAAACTCTAACAATATACGAGTTATGGGTAAGAATAAAACGACTATAAAATTCAATGTGAATGGAATAGATTATATCAAATTCTTCATATCACACGATGACCAAGAAAAATTATTATATATCGGGGCAAATGCCGACCTAATTATTAATCTAACGTGCAAGTTAAGAATTAACTGGTGGCAAGGTCGAATGAATCCACAATGTGTTATAGAAAGGTTTGAGGTAGAATAATAAAATTTAGGATTAGAACGGTAAAGGAATTTGAGGATTAAGATATATGGGTACGAGTTGGAATAAAGTATTTGAATTATTTATGGACATAAAAAAAGAAGTGGGTGAAAATTTCAACACAACTACACCTATAAAGGATTTAATTTCTAAATATTGTAGTGCGTACCACCAAAAGGTATGCGAACCATTGGAGTTGACACAATATGGGAATCTATTATTGATTAGATATGGTAGATATTCAAATGTTTTTAATGGTGAATCAGAATATGAATATACCGATTTTTGGGATTTATACGACGGTATTTATAAAGAATGTCGAAGTTTGGTTATAGATATAGTAAATGAAGATATTGTCCTTTCGCCATTTAAGAAGTTTAGGAATCTTAATGAATGTAAAGAAACCAGCCTTGAAAATATTAAGAATAAAATTGTCAAAGCAAAAAACATTGAGGTATCAAATAAATTAGACGGTTCAATGCAAAGTGCAAGATGGTATAATGGCGAGATTATAATGAGTGGAAGTCAATCTTTAGATAAGGATTTGTCTTGGAGACTACAAGATGGCTATAATATGCTATTTGATTCTCCAAACTATTTAAAAATGCTTAAAAGTAATCCGAATTATACATTTATATTTGAATACATTTCTTTAGATGATGCTCATTGTGTCGTATATACCAAAGAGGACGAGGGATTATACTTGGTGGGAATAAGAGATAGTACAAATGGCGT